CTGCTCAACGCTGGTCAGTATGTCCGGCTGACGCGGGTCGATCGGCTTAGATAGGGCATGACAACCCTGCCCCGCAGGTGCTGAGGGGAGCCCACAGCCGCCGCGGTCAGACGTGGATTGGCTGGTTAGCTCGACCGCACCACGTCCGACGTTCCTCAACCGTGTTGGGCGGTCGAGAGTGAGAATGAGAAAGAAGAGCAGCAGTCGCCGGTTCGTGAGGTCACGGCGTCAACCCTTGCGGGATAGGGGGGAAGGGTCAGACTGCTAGGTCCGGTCAACGGGGGGGCTGCGCTACTCACGCCGCCGACGACTGCTGCTCAAGTGTTCACTGCATACTACGCACAAACGAGCCAGACGATCAACAAAACGAGCAACCACAGAACAACGCTGATCACGGCCCCGTTGAAGACGCCTTGAATTACGTTCGAAGAATCTTGCGTGTCGGTGCTCCGCATCTGTTCGAGTTTACCACGTCAACGATCAACGAAGTCAAGAATGCCGAGCAGCTTGAACGCACTTGACTGATCTTGGTCTTGGGCTTCAAGCAGACCGAACGATCCGTATCGACTGGGCTGCCCGGTCAATCGGTAAGCCATGAACAAGCCGCCGCCGTTGTCTTCCCATCGAACCAAGTCGCCGAAGTAAAGCGACCGCATCGCCGGATGACGATTCGCAGCCATGAACAAGTTCGTCAGCGCTTGATTGTTTTGAAACGGGCCAACGCCAACCAAGTGTTGTCCGCCTTCGTAGGCAATCAACTTCAAGCCGCGCTGCGATGCTTCGAGAGCGTTCTGAGACGTGCGAAGTTTGTGGTGCTCTCGGCTGCTCAAGCCGCAAGCCGCCAACACTTCTCGCAGCGTCATCGTCATCGTCGTCGCAGCGTTGCTGGGCTGACCAAGACTGCCGCCAAAGTATGGAGCAACCGCGTAGGCGTCGGCGTGTCGGTAGGCGTTCTGCCAATCCATGATCTGTTGGCCGACCCAAGGGTTGACGCTCTGACCGGCGAGCACACGGACAACGCTGCGGGTGTCTGGCAGTGCGTCGGTGAACAGTTGGAACACTTCAACAGAGCGCTGAGAGTAGAACCGCCACGCTGCTTGCCAGGGTGTTGATGCCAGCCCGTAGGCCAAACCTCGCGCCGCGGCGTAGCCGTGCTGATCGAACTGACCGTTCCACACTTCGTTGGAATACTCGACGAACATCGTGAGCCGAGGATCAAGAGCATTGTGAAGCTCTCGGGCTAGGGCTTGAACACAGTGGTCATCCGCCAAGTGTGGCACGCACACCCACAAGCCCGCCTGGACCTTGTTGCAGAGCGCCGCCATGAAGTAGGGAGCGACCCCGGATGATGTCGCCTGAGTTGAGTATGAAGCTCGGGTCACATCCGCCCAACTGCTGACATCGCTATCATTCGTCCGTTGCCAGTTCATGAACCTGATGGCTTCGAACGGCTCCAAGCTCGCAAGAAAGTCAGGGTGAAACGTCTGCGACGATCTGTCGAACCCCGGCAGGTAGATTCTGACGTTGCGAATCGGCTGCTGAATGTCGCTGATCCGCAGGGTGAAGTATCCGTCTGTCGGGACCGTGAGGTCAAACTCGATGAAGCCCGGCGCTTGACTCAAGACCGTCATGCTTCCGTTGCCGCCAACCATCGGCTGAACGGTGCCCGCGCCTTCGTATCGAAGGGTGTATACGCCGCTCGGGTAGTTCGTGCCCTGGTCAGAGAAGACGATTGCTTCAATCAACTGATCGGGCTGCAAGCTCTGCGGCCAACCATTCGAGTCCAGGTCAATCGGTGGACCACCACCCCAGACGAAACCGTTCGGGTGCGTCCATGACTGGTGACTAATCCACGGACGCGACGACTTGAACGCATCAACGAACGGCGTCGATCTGTGCCAGTCGAGAACAGCCTCAAGGTTGATGCCGACTTGAGGAACAACGCACGCCAAGAGTGACAGAAACATCTCGGCATGATACTCGCTGAAGCGTAATGCTGCTACGTGTCGCGATGTCGCGCCGCGGCCAGCTTGCGCCCTTGCTCTCTGAGTTGCTCAAGACGCTCAGGGCTCAGCTTCTTCTTGGGCCGAATCCTGACTCGGTTCTTCTTGAACGCAGCCTTCAGCTTGTTCCTGCACTCTGCGCCCATGAAGCGCCCAACCAAGACCAGGAACGCTTGCGCGAACGGCCAGTGATGGGCTGACGCCGACCCAGCGGCAGTGTGCGCCATCTCATGAAGAACCACCGCCGGGTTCCTAGCCCAGACAGGCAAGTTCAAAACATATTTGGAACCATACGCGCTGCGAGTGCCGCGACCATCTTTGATCTGCAACTTGGGGTAGGTCACCACACCAAAACGAGCACGCAGATCGCGCCAAGTCTTTGATGCCTCAACCCGACGAACAAACTTCGTCACGGCTTCAATCGAACCGTCTCCGATCTGCTCTCTGACCAACGCTTCATTCTCTGACTTGTAGATCTTGCTGCGTTGGTTGTCGCGAAGAGGAATATCATGAACCTCGCCGAGATACCGAACACGAACCACTGCGCCTGCGGTCTTCTTGACACGCTTGCGAGGAGAACGAGGCGAGAGAAGCTCACCGAAGATGTCGATCCCGATGGGAAGCGACCCGTGCTTGTTGGTTGCCATGATCTCTAATACGCACGAACAAGGTCAACGCTTCAACTTTGTTTCAAAGTTTTGAAGTGCAGGGTGGTGGGTAGACCGGTCCCCAGCAGGAGACCGATCAAGTGCAGGTATGGAGCCACTTCGCCGGGACGCTGCTTGCACCATTTCGCTAGTGGACCAACTAGCCGCTGCGGCAGCGACTTCGAGCGCGTGCGTAATGCACGGGACAAGCTAGGGACCAAGGCTTGCCACTTGCGGTCAAGATGCGGGGAGAGTGCTGGTGACCAGTCCATGCCCCTCAACTTTCAGATGACCCGCGGGTCTGTTGATCTCTTGATCGGTCGGGGGCTCCACGACCAAGATGCTTGTCACTTCCCAATACGCAGCAGCCCGGCAGAGAATCAAAAAAAGCGCCGCGCCTCAAGGGTGCCTGCGTATTCATGGGCATGACCAAGAAACAACGCAAGGCACTTGATGGGCTTGAGCGACTCATCGGAACTCTCGACGGATGGCGCGACGTTCTTGAATCAATGGCTGAGCAGCATGGTTGCTCGCTTGAATGGCAAACAGTCGCAGCCAAGATCGGCGACTCTTGCAAGTCAGTTCAGGCGCTTCGGAACTGCATGAAAGCTACTTGGGAGAAGTGACGCCGATTTCTGGCGGCGAAGGAACGCGCTCTTCGACACTCAACATGCCCATGATCAAACGACCGCACATCGCAAAAGCGAAGAGCACTACCATCAAAAGCGTCAGCCACTTGACGATCTCGAATGCATCCTCCATCGGAGTCGGTTCTTGCATCAACTGGTCTTGCAGTATTCAAGCCGCCACAGCGCTGAGTATGCGCTGAAGTCGCCACCTACTGTCATCGAAACATTCGTTGTGGTGATCAAGTTGATTGAACCAACCGACTGAACGCCAGTCGCATTTCCCAACGTGGGGCTGCTTATGATCACTTTCCAATACGGAGCTTTCAGGTAGTTCAAGTCGAGGTTGCTGATGCCGTGCGCGACGTTCTTGGCTCCGGCAGAACTAGGCAACGCTCCGAAGTCCACCGTCTTCGTGAACACCTTCGAGCCGCTGCGGTAAAGACCCGTCCAGATTTCAGTGGCCGACCACACGTCTTGCAACGCATACCAATCAGCGCCGACCTCGTCGTATACGATGATGAACTTCTCGTCTTTGACGTAAACTGACAGCCCAGTGTAGGGCGCAACGAACAGCCAGTTGTTGCCATTCCACAACGCCAACTTGCCGTCTTGACCGCTCCACGCACCGCTTGAACTGCTGCCGCAGATGTAAGCATCACCCAACGACGGGCTGCCGGGTGGCGAAGTCAAGTCACGATCAATCACTTCAAAGCCGATGCCTGCGGCACCGTCCAACAACAAGAAGGCGTCGTTGGCTTCAAGCTCAAGCCCGGTGGCACCTTCTTCGAGAAGGTCGAATAGCAGTCGCGGTGAAGTCGTCATATCAGACCGTGATGGATCGAGAGTGGCCGCGACCGATCAGGTCGCTGATTTGGTAAATGGTGAACGTGGAAGGCGAGCCAGCGGTAACACCGTCAGAACTTTGATCCGCAGCACTATAACTGAACGTGGTCGCAGAGGTCACGGTCTTCGTAGCCTTCAACGATCCACCTTGCTCGACCTCAATCTCGTACTGTTCAATCACGTCCACCAAGGGCGGTTCAACGCCAGAAAACGCACGCGACAACCGACGACTCCGCCGACGCCAAGACAAGGTCAAGTTGTTGCTGCCGTCACGCAAGCCGTTGAACGCTGATGGCGCGAACGGTTTGACTGAGTTGCCCTCAATGAACCGGTCTTCTCCGGCAGACTGTGCAACAGCGCCACCAAACGAGACGGCTCGATACTCACGCAACGTGTTGACGGCGGGCAACCCAACTTCATGAAACTGCAACGAACCGCGACTGAGCGAAAGCATGACGACCGGCTCACCCGTCGAGTGCGTCATAAAGTTTTCAGTGCCCCGGTAGCCGCGTCGAAGGTTGGTCAAAGTCCAGTTGCCCGAAGTGCTAGTTGCCACGGCAGTCGTGAACGCCAAGACTTCGCGGCCAACCATGACGACGTTGACACCGTTGGCCGCCTGCCTTCTTGTGCAGTTCGTCAAGGTCACGCTCTTCTGCGCCAACTTGATCTTCAGTTCGTTCGTTCCGTCGTAGACCAAGTGCGTGCCGGGTGCGCCAAGGTCGTGCGTCAAGTGGCCGTAGATCACGGGAGTGAAGTGTTGCGTGATGGCGTTGAACTCCGAGCCGTCAGGACTTTCAAACACGTTTGCGCCGCCCATCAATCCTCCAGGTGCAAACGAGCCAACCATCAAGCCGATCTTCCGCAACGAGTCATCATCAAACGGCGGCAGATCTTCGACGACCGCCTTGACGCTGGCGGGGGAGATCTGGTGTCGGAAGCCTTCTGAACAACCAACGCTGCCTTCTTCAAAGTCAGCTACTTGAAGAACCGAGGTTGGCTCTTCAATCGCTCCAGATACCTTCAGCAAGTTGTTCGCGCCTTTGTCAACGCCGCTGACTCGAACAGTGTGCTGCTGCCCGTCAACGTCGTTGACCAAGACTTGATCACCAGCAAGAACTTGGATGTGGTTGATCGGCAAATCTACTTCGACTTGCCAACGACCGTTCGTCGTTGAGATCAATGCTTCTTTGACAGATCGAGCCATTGAGCCGACATCACTTGACATGGTCAACTCAATCACGCGCTCATTGTCTACCGGAGCACCAGACCTTCGAAAGCGGCGACTCGCTGGTTGATACTCGTTGTCGATGTCTTGGAAAGTGACCGTCAGTTGGCTTGGGACGCGGGAGTCAGTCACGGCGTTGACCCGAAGGCCCAACGGCGCATCAGACTTGCCAGACGTTGCCTGAATGTCTGAGTCTGGAATCGTCACTTGTTCAGCGTTTTCGCGCTGATAAAAGCGGATCTTGCTTTGGTCTTCTTGCGCGTCGAGACGAAAGGCAAACTGCAACTGCCGGATCGCTTGAACCGGTGTTGTTGGGCCAACCATCATGATTCCGCCCATCGTGCCAGAAACCGCACTCACGTCGATGTTGTCCGCAGTCAACCCATCAGATCGGGTCAGCAAGTTAGTGATGACGCTGGCTATCGTCGGCTCATCTGCTTGGCGGACGATTGCTTCAAAGTTCGGAAGCTGTGCCCCCCACTTTGTGATCTGCAAGTTCTTGAAAACTGTGTAAGCAGTCCCGCGGAAAGCAGGCACGTTGCCAGTTCCTTCGTGACTTTCAATCGTCGGGTCAGCCGTCTGAGTTTGTGTGCCGGGGTAACTCGTCACAGACTCACAAGCGTCTGCATTGAACTTGGGCAAGGTTTGCGTGAATGTCAGCGTGCCCGCCGCCGAAGCAATCTGCGCTGTTCCAGCGGTGCCGCCCGTCGTTTCTTGGATCACAAAAGTGACCGGATTGAGGGAATAGCGGAACTTTGCCTTCAATACCCTCAGCCTAGATCGGCCAGGAGCTTCGAAGTTGCACTGCATTTCGACAACTTCATATGTCCCGGCGTTTGCCCCTCCGCTGATCGTGACGTTCGATCCGGTCTGGAACTTGTCGAAGATGTTGTACTTGTCTTCACCAGCAACAGGCGTGTGGACGAAGTCAACGAATGACTCGTCCATCTTCAACGCTTCGACGCGAATCGGGGGCTGCGAGTTCGGTCGTCTGAATGAAACCCTGCGAAACGTGTTCTCAACAGTTGCTGCGAACTCGTTGTCTTCAGCAGTGACGACGTTGTCTTCATTGAAGAACTGCGAACCGTTGCAGAAGATCTTTCGAACCGGATCTGTTCCGCATTCAGATCGGCACCACGCAACCGCAACCGACACTGAGTATGTAAACGTCTCAGTCTTTGGTTCTTTGCCGCCGCCGCCTCGATTGGTCGTCTCTACGATCGGCCCCATCCATATCACTTGACCCGGTGCCCGCATGGTTCCCTGAATGAACGGAACCGGGCGACCTTGATCGAAGCCGCCCATGCGGGTCGAGTCTAGCTTCGGACCTTGGATCGGATCGCTCAGTTCATTCATGAGCACGTTGTCGATCACCGCACCGATGGTCGCGCCGATGAATCCGCCGACAGGACCACCGATCGCGGTTCCAACCGTGCCAAGTACGACGCTAGCCATTTACAGGTTCCTCAACTCCATGATGTTCGACGACTTCAACGCCGCGAAGAACTCTGCGTGGCGCTCGATGGTTTGCTTGCTTGGTCAAACGGTAATCAAACGCAGCGAAAACTTGAGACCACGCAAGTTCGCCGACCATCGTGCAATCTTGAACTCCGTTAGGCATCGACAAGACCACACGACCAGGACAAGCAACCAAGTCGTCAAAGTCAGACAACTCAACCAAGATCCCAACGTGATTGGTCAAGAACGGGCGACGCTTCCAAAACATCAAAACAGATCCGATCTTGGCCTCTGCGGCAGGCACTTCGTCCATCACGCCGCGCATCAAACTGTAGAAGCGCAAACCAATCTGCGACGCAGCGGGAGTCGTGACCGTGTCGTCTTGCATGTATGCACCGACGTTTTGAGCAGTCAACGAAATCAACCCGGCGCAGTCGATGCCGAACTTGTTGCGCCCATGCGTTCGCGACGGGGTGCCAATCCACCTTCGAGCTTCGTCAATAATGCTTTGCCGGTCAATCATAGACGACTCACCGGGATTCCCTCAGATGCTCGGTCACGCCCTGGGATGAACGGTTCACCTTGGAAGTTGACTAGGTTGTTGTAAGCGTTCTTGCAGTGGCCACGCGGATCGCCAATCCCGCTTTGCTTGTTGCACCCAGGGTGAATGCGGATCTGCTCTCCGCCCAAATCGAACTGCGTCTTCTCCTGCAAGGTGATCTGGCCGTCATTACTGCCAGCAGGTGCAGCCGTTCGGATCAGATACTTCGAGCCTTTGTTGTTGCCCGACAAGAACTCGACATGGCCATTGATCAACGGGAACCCACCCAAAACGGGGCCAAGGTTCGCGTCGGTGTCAATATCACCCCCGATCTCAAACGACAGCCTGGGCGTTAGCACTGTGCCGACTTGGTCTACCCGCGAGAAAGAAGTTGCGTTGCACTTTCCAGCGCCCGTCGAGAACAACAAAGCACGACAACCATACCCCCAAACGTCACCAACGTTGGTGTTTATGAAACCAGTGAGCCCATCAATCTGAGCTTGCCAGTTCTCACCGTCAAACGCGACGCTGGTTATATAATACACCAGCTTCTCAATGAACACGCCGTTGGCAGACTGCTTCAGATCAACAAAGAACTCTGTGATGGTGGCATCATCAAACTTGCCAGCGCGAAGATCGCCGAAGGTAAGCACGTTCGACTTGATAACTCCGCGGATCTCTTTGTTGAGCGGATCAAGACCTTCAGGAACTCGACGCGCAGTACACTCACCAGCGGCAGTCGGTTCGTAAATATCAATCGATGTGTCTGCTTCCAGACCTAGAGCCAGCGTCTCAGAAAACTCCACATTCTCTGCGGAGTCGGTGAAGCGGTACACGGTCCCGTCTTTGCGTTCAATCCTCCAAAGGGTCGCCGTTGACAGGCTTTGAGCAACCTGTATTCGGTGACGGATCGCAGCCGGGATTGTGAGTGTCATTTGTCTGGTAGCAGCTTTCGCGCTTCATCGTATAGCGACAGTGTAGCCGGAATGGCAGCGGGCGTGATGTCAAAACTTTGAGCCAGGAACCATTCGACGGTTGAGCCAGTATCCTGCACGGCAGCTTTGACTTCCTGCTTCATACTCTCCGGCAACATCGGCACCAGTTCGAGCAACGACACCGATGGCCGCCCGTCACGCAACACGTCAATCGCGACCGTCGCCTTCAACTTGTGCGTCCAGAAGTCGCGGTCGAGTTGGTCCCGATGCTCGTCAGTGATCGTCTCAGGCAGCCTCAGAGCCTCTCTGATCGCACGAATCTGACCCAAGAACCTCAGAGCCTCACGCTCTGCGTCTGCGGCTTGACGCCTGATTCTGGCGATCTCATGGCGCAGCTTGCGAGTCTTCAAGCCGAGACGCTTTGCATCAATCAAAGATTGCCCGCGACTCGCTTGCTGTTCTTCAGCCTCTTCAAGCTCAAGCTCTTTGCTTTCGCGCTCAAAGTGCGACTCGCCGAGACTTTCATACCTTGAAACAAACTCGCGACACGCTTGCTGATACGCGCCCCACGGGTGCCCTTTTGAAGCGCCGCCAGTTATGAACGAGTCGATCTGAACGGTCGTGTGCCCCCGACGATTGTCGGCCAACGCTTGTTTGATCGTGTCCGCTAACTCGCAGGCATCTGAGTTGCCGAGTTTCTGATCACTTTGGTCCAACCGCCCGTGCCTGTCGTGGCCCAACTGCTGCTTGTCCAATTCCATTCCACCGTTTCTCCGTCGTCTGCCGGGAAGATGCCCCTGAACGAGTCGATCGGAATCGCTCCGGGTCCAGCGTGTGACATTATCGGTGATGTCTCAGTTGTCCAACTTGTGCCCGCGACGCTGTAGCTCGCCGCTGGTTGTAGCGTAGCATTCAAACCCATGAGCATGAGCTTGTTCTGATCTGCGCCTTCAAGAACGCCTGGGCCGGTGTACTGACTTGGGCTCCCTTGACTGCGCCCAAAAAGCATAGTCGGGGCCGCAGTCAACGTAGCAACTGCCCCGCCCGACAACGTGAAGCTGCTCCACACAAAGTCTGAGAACGAAGACGCTGGAGTGTTGCCGAAATACCCAACTCCAGCCGCTCGCATTTCAGCGGCTGCCGTCTGAGACGTGCTGGCCACGGTGCCAACCGTGATCTGTGCAAGTGTCTGAGTTGATGGCGTGTACTCAACACCAGCAGCAGTGCCGATCACTTGCAACTTGCTACTCAAGTTGAACGACGCTGTGCCGCCGGGGGCCGTGCTGGCTGTCACGGTCAACGTCCCAAACAGTGTCCAAGTATCGACTACGTACTTGCCTGCATCAGTGCTCAAAGATGACGGAGAATCAAGGACGTGAGCAGCGCCGCTGCTCAAACCAGCCACAGCTTGCGGGCTGCTGGTCGTGATCGTTCCACCCGGACCCGTTCTGGCCGTCCAGGTCCGCGTGACATCGGAATACGTAGCCGTCGAACCCGCGTCTGATTCGTAGACGAAACCGATGAACGGCGGCGGCTGCGTAGCCGTGTTGGCAGAAGTCTCGCGGACCACCCACGTTCCCGTTCCCGTTCGATCGACCAAACCAACTTGAGCAACCTTGTTGGTCGTCAGAGTCGCCAAGACTGTTCCAGTGCTGGTCTTGACAGAGACATTCGCGTTCGACGAGTTTGAGATCACGAAGACCAAACCCGGCGAGATCCATGGATACGCAGACACGTCTGGCAAGATCGCGTTGAGTGGCTCAACCACTGGGTCAAGACGGGGATCTTCTGCTTCTGATCCCGGTCGTGTCCCGAAGAAGTTCCAACTGAGCACTGGCCAGACAACGGGGAAGTCGTCGTCTGAAGTTGACACGTCAATGGCTCTGCCATCGCCGCGTTGCTGAACGCGGTTCATCATACCGTGTACCAGACCTTCGTCCCGGCGGCTTGAATCGCCAAGAACACCATGACCGCACTATTGATGGCCACTGCTGAGTTCACACTCGTTCCATCGTTTGCGACGATTGCAATCGTCTGCGTGCCGTTGTTGCGGATCATGAAGTATGGCCCACCAGGAGGAAGCTGCGCCGTGTTTGGCAGCTTCAAACTCTTACCAGTCGCGCCAGGAGACACCAAGATAACCACGCCATCCAACGCACTAAGCGCATACTGCGTGATACTGCTGAAGTTGCCCAAGTCCGAACCGCCGCCAAGGTCGCGGGTCTGACTAACCACCGCCGGATCAATCTCTTCAACACAATCAATGGTTGGCAAATCACCCGTCTCAATTGCTTGAATAGACACCTGCAACGCACGATCCGTGCCTTCATCGAATCTGACTGGCGTATCAAACTCAAACCCGGCAGTCACCGCGTGCCCGTTGGTGACAGCCGAACCAAACGTGATAAGCCCTGTCGCCGTGTTGACAGACCAACCACTTGTCTGATTGACACCGTTGACGCCAACGACAACCGTGCCCGCGACTGGCTTGGTGATCGTCCGCGTCACTGTCTTGGTGCCGGATGTGTACTGCTTGGTCAGTTGAAACTGCGTTTCGGTTCCGTTGCCAGTTCCGATTGGCTGATCTCCAAACGCGACGGCAACGTCACCCGATCGGTGCGTGGTCCACGATGTGTTTGATGCGTAGTCGAGCCAGTCTTTCAAGCGAAAGCCCGTCAACGCGCCTTGCCTAGCAATGAAGAACTCGACCAGTTCATTCAAGTCGTCAAGCCCTGCGATGCCGCGACTCAAGTCGTAGCGACGACGACCAGACTCAGGGCCACGGCGATTGCGAACTTCAGCAAGGTTCTCAAGCGTCGTGATGCGTGTGTCAAAGCCGGGGCCGAACGCTGAGCCTTCGCTGAACTTGTCGGGAAGTCGGATTTCTTCGAAGCTCATAGGTCACCTGCCACGACCACCAGCACGACGACCGTCAGCGATGATCTGCGATTGAGATTTGCGGAAAGCGTCCGGGTTTGGTGTGGTGATCGTTTGATTGATCGTGACGGACCCTCTTGATCGCGTCGTTCGCCGACCCAACCGATCATCGTCACGACGTTCATCAATCGAGCGGGTTGCCATCATCATCGCCGGGTTGCCAACGATGCCGCCTGTTCGGAACGAATCGATGCCGTCTGACATGCGGACGCCGAGGTTGCCATCGCCAAGTCTACCGATCGGAAGCATACTGCTGCGTCCGTTGATGTTCGCCATGATGGCAAGACGACCGCCAGTCATCTTCTCCAGTGGGAAGATTCCTTCTGCTCGCGCACCTTCGCCGATCAACGCTTTGTCAACAAGGGTCGGATCTCGAACGATGCCCGCGGCCATTGACGCGCTCATTCCACGGTCAAGTGTGCCACCGCGTGCAAACGATTCGACGCCGCCGACGTATGCTGCGCCCCGTGCCGTCGCAGAGGGAGCGCCGCCAAAGAGATCCGCACCAAAACTTCTGGCTGCGCCCACGATTTGATTCGTGACAAACGATCGGAAGGCTGCGCGTGCGATGTCTTGGATCAACGCCTTGATGATGTCACGGGCTTTGCCACCTTCGAAGACGACCTTCTCAAGTGATCGCCCGATAGCTTGACCAGCACTGGCGAACACTTCGCCCATTTGCTCTGCCAACGCGATGCGTTCATGCAGGGTTTTGATCTCTTCTTGGGCAAGAGTCCGCTGCTCTTTTGACATGACAATGCCTTTCTCTTCGAGATCCTTTTCGAGCTTGGCAAGGTCAATAGCGGTGCGTCGTTCTGTCTCGGTCAAACCAAGCAGTGACAACTCCTGCTCTAACCCATCAAGGATCTCGCCTTGAGCAACAGACACTTCCATCATCTGCCGCTTGGTCGCGTCAGACTTGGTCTTTGCTGCGGCTTCAGTCGATCCGAACAGAGCAGCTATGTCGCCACCACCCGCCGCAGCGGCAGCGGCTCCTTCCAAGCCACTCATCCCAGTGAAGTCCATTCCTTGGCTGCTGCCTGATCGCGTTTCGGCGATCGCTTTGGCCCGCTCTTCACGCAGCAACGCGAACGCTGCTTTGATGTCGCCTTCGATCCGCTCCGGGTTGAACAACAAGTCGATGTCATCCATCGCTTCCGGTCCAAGTCGGGTGGCGACTTCTTCTTTGAGCGCGATGCCAACCTTCTCAATGCCTTGCGCGGCTTCACCGATGAAGTCGCGCTGAAACTCATTCATGAAGCTCTCGCCGATGCCATCGAACGACAACGACCCCAAGAACGCATCACCGGCATCAAGCGCCTTGTCAATGTCCATGTCGATCAACGCCGTGAACACTTCAATCATGCGAGCGATTGGCACCGCCACCACGTTGAACAGGCCCATGATCAATCCGATCAACGTGTTGACTACGGACTTGACCACGTCCACAAACCCGTTGAACAAGTCGCTGAACGTCACGCCAAGAGACTCAAGCGCATCTCTGAACGGTTTGAAGAACGTCTTGTCAATGAAGTCAAATATCGTCGTGAACACGTCACGAATGCCCTTGGCGATTTCAACGACGATTCGAATCGTGAGACGGAAAGCCGCAGCAATACGCTTTGCTACCAAGTCAAACGCCAACGCCATGAACTCGCCAACGCTGGCCGTCGTGTCGCCGACAGTGACCAAGTCATCTTTGAACTCCATGAAGAGAGCAATCAGGCCACCAATCGCGGCGATCGCGATACCAATCGGGCCAGTCGCAAACGTGACAAGTGCCGCGCCTGCACCTGCGATAGCGCCTCCCAACTTGATAGCAACAAACGCAGCACCAACAGCCAACAAAGCCTTGACGGCAGTTGTCAGATTTCCGACCACGGGATTGGCCTTGTCGGCAGCAGTAGCGGTTCCAGCCAGTGACCGGACCACACCGTTGAACGTCTGAACAATGTCGCGCAGCGTTCCTCCGATGCCGCGCTCACCAAGACCGAGAATCAACTCTTCCAACGCAGCCTTGCTGCGACGGAACGCACCAGCAAGCGTGTCTTCTTGGATCTCAGCCAGACGCTTCGTCGTCCCTTCGGCTTCTTGATTGGCCAACGTCAACGCTTGAAGCTGGTCCCGCAGATCAATCAACGTCGATGCACCTGCAAACTGACGCCTGCCGAAGATCGCCTCAAGTTCGCGGGGTGCTGCTTCTGCCTTGGCAAACAACTCCAAGATGCGTTGAAGCGGCGTGGTCAGCCCGTCTGCTGATTCCTTCGTTATGTCAAACTGATCGGCTGTCTCTCCGATGCGCTCAGCAAGTCCTTGAATGACCTTTCGCGCTTTTGCAGTTGGCGCTGCAAGCGCAAGCAAAACACCACGAAGTTGCGTGCCACCGAGCGACGCTTGAAGACCACCTTGGCCAAGAATACCCAACGCAGCAGACGCTTCTTCAATAGCAAGACCAGTCTGCGATGCGACCGGGCCAGCCATCTTGAGCGCCTCAGACAGTTGTTCGAGGTCGGTATTCGAGCGCGTGAACGTGCTGGCCAACACGTCGCCGACGCGGCCCATCTCTTCGGCTTCAAGACGGAACTGCGTCAACACGTTTGATGCGATGTCTGCTGCCCGGCCAAGATCAATCGCACCAGCCGAAGCAAGGTCGAGCGTTCCAGGCAACGCCGAGATGATCTCTTGCACAGAGAAGCCAGCGCGAGCCAAGAACAACTGGCCTTGCGCTGCTTCAGTCGCCGAGAAACGCGTGATCGCTCCCAGTTCGCGAGTCTGCTTCGTCAACGCCGCAAACTGCATCGCTTGTTCTTTGGCGGACGCGGTTGCTTTGATAGCAATACCGTTCACCATCGCCATCGCTTCTTCATACTCAAGAAGCGTGCGAACGCCTTGACGCGCCGCAGCGATGCCAACGAACCCAGCGATAAGCCCTTTCAACTGCGACCCAAGCGCCGCAGCGTTGTTGTTCATCCGGGTGAACCCTCGACTCGTTCGACCAACAGTGGTCTGAACACGTCGGGCAGACTTGTCAACTTGATCGAGTCTCTTAGCGGCGGTAGCCGCTTCGAGGCTTTTGATTCTGATCTCTAGTTGCGCGAAGTCTACCATTACTCACCTCAAGAAAGACATCGTCGATCGCCATGATCACATCAACGTCAAACGGGGTGAGTTCAATCCTAGCAAGTTTCGCCCACCAGCCAACCTCCTGGAACGTCAGAGGATCGAAACTGTTGAAGCCCAGGGCGCGGCGAGCGTTCAAATCACTGAAAGCCCGCCAGTGCCATTCAAGCTCGAACGGGCATTCTGTTTCATACCCTTCGTCGGCAATCTTCGATTCAACGAACTGCTCCGGGTCTTGGCCC